TACCTCGTGTACGCCATCCACTCCGATAGCTCCCGCGAATCCATCCGCTCACATAGTTCGCGAACGGTCATCCGCAGATGCCCCGCCAGCGCGAAGAGGAACCGACGCGATGGCGAGGCGTTCAGTTTTTTGCGAGCTGCTCGACATCGGCCTCCGTCATGTTGTTGTGCTTCAGCGCCGAGTCGAAGAGCCGACCGACGACCGCACCGCTGCGGCTCGCGAGTGCGACGACCTGGGCGCGGGTGAACAGGAGTTCGCCCTTCTCGTTGCATAGGCAGCGGGCGAGGTACTCCGACCGGAAGTTCTCGATGCCGGAATCTTTCTTCCCGATCCACAACCGCTCATATGAGTCACGCTCTCCGACGCTCATCACGCGGATGTACACGTCGCCGCCCCACTCGGGCACGGTGATCGGTCCCATGAGCCCTGCGTCGTTGCTTGCGAGAATCTGCTCTGCCGTCAGTGTCGCCATGTGTCACTCACCTCACGATGGATACGTAGCGGTCACGCCGACCGTATCCATCACTTTGAAACGGTGGTCAAATTGCCAGACGCCGTTGAGCTCGCCACGAACCTCGGCACCGAGGTAGACGCAGTCCGCATCGAACACTGTGAACGTGCTCGATGTGGCGGTGCCTTGGTCGTTCTGCGCGGTGATCGTCAGACGAGCCCGCACGCCGTACTGGCTCTCGGGCAGCGCCGTCCGAGTGAACGCGGGCAGCGTGACTTCGCCCAGATCGAGCGTCCACCGTGCCGTGCGAGCAACCGGCATCTCACGGACCAGGTCGAGCGTGGCGTCTGACACCTGCTCGACCTGCGTGCCGCCCCACGTGACAGCAACTCCCGAGACTCGAGTAGCCATGACGGACCTCCGTCACGGTCAGCGAGCCACGGTGATCGTCGCCTGACCACGGATCGCGTCGTTCGTCGCGAGCGTCAGCGTCGAGCTCGACACGGTGGCGGCCTTGCCGTTGATGAGCGTGGTGCCGCCGGTCGTGATCGTGATCGTGCCCGTCGATGCGTCGAGGATGATCGTCTTGCCGAGGTAGTCGAACGTGACCGAGCGGCCCGTGCCGCCGTCGTCGGCCGGGATCACGAGCGGACGGCTCAGCGTCGCGAGCGTCTCGCCGGTCGTCTGTCCGAGATGCCCCACGTCCACGGTCGCCTCGGCGGCGGCACCGGGGTTCGTGTTGCTGATGACGATGTTGGTCACCGTGTAGACGGTGCCGAACAGGTTGAGGACCGTTCCAACACCATCATGAGGCGTCGAGGGATCGGGCATCGTCAAGTCTCCTGCCAGAGGATCGTGTACGTTTGCGTGACCGAAAACACCGGAGGCAGGTCGCCGCCTGCCAACTGTACGAAACCGTCCTGCTCGTTCTGGAGCGCGACGTGTCGCACCGATACTGATGATGACACGGCATTCCCCCAGCCATCCAGTTTCGACCGGCAGGCGTCCGCCAGTTCCCGCACCGCCTCGTAGGTCTCGGCGTAGAGCTCCAGGGCGAGCGTCACGACCGGGAGCCCGCCACGGGTGTTGCCGAGCGTCGTCTCCCGGGTGACCGCCTGACGCCGCCACGTCGCGAGCGGCAGAGCCGCCGAGGCAGGGGCGAGGACGGGGTAGATGCGGGTGCCGAGAATCGCGGCCACAGTCGCGTCGGCGAGCAGGGCGTCGGCGACGGCTTTTTCGGGACTCTTGAACGACATCACAGGTTCCCAGTGGCCGACCGGGTCAGGGTGTCCAGGGCACGCTCCAGCGAGATTCGCAACTCACGCGAGAGGATTTCGGCGACCGTGGTCGAGGTCTGCTCCCACGTCGTCTTCAGCGGCGGCTGGCCGAGGATGCCGCCAGCCCGCAGGCCCTTGATCGTGATCGGCTGCGACGACCGCTTGAAGAACGCTTGTGGATACCCAGGCTGCGTCTCGACCCGCTGCCCTTCCTCGCCTCGCGGCGGTCGCGGTGTCGGCTTGAGTTTGAACGGCCCCAACTTGTTGAACGACGAGGCGTAGTAGGCGTTCTGCCCGCTCACTTGGTGAGCTCGCACAGTCGTGACGCTGCCGCTGCGGTTGCGTCGCGTGTGTGACTTGCGGGCGTACGGCGTGTTCGAGAGCTTGTCGATGACGGTGTCTTTCGTGCCGTTCTCCAGCCACCACTGGTGAAACGCACGATCCGGTCCCTTGCGGACTCGACCGCCCTGGGCCGACTCGCTGGCTCCCTTGCCAGCCCGCCGGTAGCCGAGCAGCCCGACGGCGTTGCCGTCCCGCGAGTACGCCACGATCTTTACCGATGCCGCCCGCTTGAGATTGCCGGTCGGACCCTCGGGCGTGTTTTGCTTCAGCCGTTCCAGTGCCGGGGCGAGCGCCTTCTTTAGCGCGTCCTGCAAAATCTTCGCCTTGTCCGCTGGCGTGAAGATGCGACCGATTGCCGTCTGCAACTCGCGCAGTTCAGCGATCTCAGCGGTGATCGTGATCCCTGCGGTCGCCATCAGTCCGTGTCCTCCACGCACAGGAGCTCGTGCTCGGTGCGGTTGTTGTGTTCGAGCAGGCTCGTGATTTCCAGAATCCGGCCACGCCACGAAAGCCGCATCCGCTGCGTCAGCCCGGTCACGTACCGCATCCGCACGCGGTGCGTCACCTCGGTCTGCTGCTGACCGGACTGGAGCACCTCGCGACCGGACAGCCCGTCCACGCTGGCCCACACCTCGGCGAACGTGCCCCACGTTTGCACGACCTCGCCGATCGAGTTGCGAGTCTCGGTCGCACTCTGGATCGTGACTCGCTCACGGAGGCGTCCAGGGTCTATCACGTGTAGCTGCCCCACTTCACGGAGTCGAGGAGCGCCTTCACGCCGAACGGCATCTCGCTCATGTTCACGGCGTCGGCCGCCATGCGTCGCTCGTACCACTGCCCGATGAGCATGAGGATCGCCGCCTTGACCCTCGGCGAGACCTTGCTGCCGTCGTCGCCTCGCCCGCCCCACCACGTGACCGTGACGCTGCCGTAGTCGAGCAGGTGACTCGGCCACGATCCGGCATAGAGCGTCCGTAGCGTGCCGGGTCTCGAGTCCCGATCGACGCGGTACTCGGTCGTCGAGAGCGTCGCCGTGTTGCCAGCCTCGCTCGCGGTGTAGACGATCGAGACCGCCGTGCGACCGGTGGTCTGCGACATTGGCGGGCGGGGCAACTCGATGACCGCCGGAAACGCATCGAGCCGCATCACGTACTGCGTGTCCACGAGCGTCTCGTCCATGTACGTCTCGCAATATTCGCGAGCCGCCGAGATGAGCGCAGCGATGTAGGCGTCGTCGGTGTTGTGATCGACGCGAATGTGTGCCTTGGCGTCGGCGACGCTGACCGGTTCGACGACCGGCTGCGTGGCGACCTTCAGTGAGCGGTATCGCTTGCCGTCATTCATGGCGTCGCCCCCTGCGTCGTGGCGTCACGTCTGCTCGCTCCGCGACCGGCTCCACCGCCGCCGTCTCGAGCAGCGATTGCTGCGTCTCACGCTTGGCATAGCCCCACGCGAAGAGCCTCGCGGCGAAGGACTCGTCCACCTCGACGAGCTCGCCCGCCTTGTAGGCACCGTAGGCACGCAGCATCCGTACTCTGATTGTCGTCACTCGCCGACCCTCCATGCAGTTTCCGGCGGTCGCTTCGTCCGCTGCCACGCGGTCGTGTGCTGGAACACCGGACCCGAGAAATCCTTGCTCGGCCACGAGATCACGTACTCGCCGTGACCGATCACGACACGGGGCGTGATGAAGAGGCGGTTGCCTGACTTCTTGAATTGCGACCAGAACCACAGATCATCATCGACCCGCCCGTCGCCCCAGCCGCCATCGGCGTCGGGCTTGCTGTGAAACCACGGCTTGAGCGTTCGCCGCAGCGCCCTGGTCGAGATGATCGTGCAGCCGAAATGAGCCGTATCGACCTGCTGCACAGGCTCGGCGAACCACGACAGCGGCAGTTCGGTCTTGCCGTCGGCGGGCGGATCGTCCATCGTGTCGAGGAGCGTCAGCATCGGACGCCCGTCCTCGCGTTTCGCTTGGATCGGGGCGAGGGCGTCGCATTGGCAGGTCATCGCCAGAGCGAAGAGCCTCTCGACATCGGACTGCGTGACGAACGTGTCGTAGTCCAGCGTGATGATGTACTCGGTCTTGTCCGAGAACATCTCAAGCATCCTAGTGAGGGCCATCGACCAGTAGGCACCCTGCCCGAGCGTCGGGCGAATGTGCAGCGGCATGAGGCTCTCGATGAACGCGAACACGTTCGTGAGCGGCCCGAACCTCGGAGCCGACAGTACCGCCTCGGCACGCACCTCGACCGACGTATCGCCGACCTGAACGATCACGCGTCACCCTCCAAAGCGAAACGGCGGGCGGCTCGTCGCCACCCGCCGCTCACTGTGTCGGTCGTGTCAAGCCGATCAGCCGCTGACCGTGGCGTTGACGCCCTTCGCCGAGGCGCTGACCGGGCCGTCGTTGCCCTTGCCGAGCCGGGCGACCGTGTAGACGGTGCCGGTCGTGTAGGGCGTGGCGGTGACCTTGAGGTAACGCTTCTTGCCCCGGCAGTCCACGTCCATCCGCACGACCACGTCGCCAGCGGTGGCGGTCGGCGTCGGGATCGTGAAGCCGCCGGTGCCGCCACCGACGAACGCCGTCACGTCGGAGTAGGACGAGTTGTCGTCCGACTCGGACAGCTTCAGGACCGTGAACGCCGCCTGACTCGTGTAGCCAGCGTTCGTCCACGGCTCCTGGGCAACGTCGAGCGACACGTACTCGTAGCCGAGACGGTCGATCACCAGCGTGTGGGTCTGCGCCGCCGTCAGGTTCTCGGTGTGACCGACGACGCTCTTCGTCGCTTCGAGATGGTTCACGTTCTAGATCTCCTCGGAGGGTTGAGAGTCAGTCAGTCATCAGCCGAACTTGAGAGCCACGACCGGGCCAGCCTTCGTGGTCGAGCCCACGTCATGCACGACGATCGCGTTGCGGGTCGTGGCGAACGTGAGGGTCTGGTCGTACTCGATGTACCGCTCGGACGCCGTGCGGATCTGGATCGCCCGACGCTCGCCGTAGACGGCGGCCTGCGAGAGGTCGCCGAAGAGGCAGGCCACCTCGCCGCTCGAATCGTCGAGCGAGGAGTGCATCGCCGAGACGAGCACGACCGGGTATCCGAGGAACCTCTCACCGAACCCGGCGGCCACGTCGCTAGACGAGTTGCCGCCAGGGCCGCTCGCACCACCGGGGAGCATCGCGAGCCGAAGCATCGCAGCGCCCCAGCCAGACGGCGAGATGTAGAACCGGGCGTTCCGCCGAGCATAGGTCGGCAGCTTGGCGACCATGTCGGTGAAGTTCTTCATCGTCAGCTCGCCGTAGGTGTCCTCGGTGCCAGCGGTCGTGCTGACGACCGACGCCGAGTGAGCAGCCTTGACGATTTTCTTCGTGATGCTGACCACGCCGTGGTAGGTGCTCTCGCCGTCGGCAGGACCGAACGCCGAATTATCGACGGCCTCGGCGAACGCCTGAGCCGTCTCGACGGCCATGAGGTCCGCGAGATCGATGACCGAGTCTTCGAGCAGCGAGTTCGGGACGCGATTCGCCACGCCCCAGATTTTCGCGACGAGCTCGACGTTGTCGAACGTCACGTCGCTCGCGAGCACTTCGGCGTTCTCGCCGACCGGACGGGCAGCGAGCCCACCGGTGCGACGGGCGATGTTGAGCGTGTCGCTCGACATCGGCACCCGGCGAGCGTACTGCGGGAACACGCCGTACTCCTCGACGAGCCGGATGATCTCGTTCGACAGTTCCGGCGAGGTCAGGACACCGCCGAGCGAGTTGACGCCGCCCGCCTGGGCGCGGCTCTCGACGCCGTGATCGACGCACCACCGACGAGCCTCGGCGTCGCCGAACACGTAGCCCCTCAGGTGCATGCCAGCGCGGTACGCCGACTCGGCGCTACGGAACGCCTTGAGCGGTCCGTGGCTCACGGGGATCGCGGGGACGGTTCGCTTCTCCACGGGAGTCTCCTCGGCAGCAGCCTTCTCGATCGCCTTGGCAGGAGCACCGCGCTCCAGCACGGCACGCAGCTCGAGGTTCTTCGCCTCGATGGCACGCAGCAGCTCGATCTGCGAGCGGAGCTTGTCGGCACGCTCGGACAGCGAGCGAAGCGACGACTCCTCCTCCGCGTCCATCGCGGGGGCGTCGCCCTCGGCGGGAGCCTCGCTCATCGCCTCCATCTCGGCGACGACAGCGGCGAGTTCGTCGAGCAGTGCCTTGATCTTGTCCACGATGCGATCTCCTTGGTCGGGATGCGGCGGCGCTCACGCCACCTATCCACGAACCTACGGAGCCAGACCGGCACCCTTGCAGTTCGACGCGAGGGTCTTTTACTAACCAGTAAAAGCCCGACGACGCACGTGCTCGGAATGCACGACGTGCTTGTCGGTGTGCCCGCAGCGGGGGCAGCGCAGGTAGCGAGTCTGGTACTCGCCTCTCGCCTGACTCGATGCGACGTTGAGACGAGCGGCCTTGCACCGCTCGCACGTGTCGCCGGACTTAGCGGCCATGCTGGGTCAGGTACTCGCGGAGTTCTCGGGCACGGGCCGCCGCAGCCATACGGCGATGAGCCTCGGCGTCACGCTGACGAACGAACGCATCGTAGGACCGCTGGGCAACTTTCACGTCGGCGTCGGGGTACGCCGGAAACGTGACCGGCCCGACATCGAGGAGCGAGTCGATGCGGTTGATGACTCGCACACTGCGACCGTCCTCGACGCTCCAGGCATCGCCGCCGCTCGGCACGGTGAACGAGAACGACGAGCCCTTGACGATGCCCGCACGGATGTTGCTCGCGATGTCTCGCCCGTACGTCGTGTTGGGCACCGGGAACTCATACCGCAGCCCGATCTCGTCCACGCTCATCGACAGCGTGCCGGGATACCTCGCGAGCGGGTAGTTTGCGTCGTGGTTCCAGAGGGCGCGAGTCTCCAGCGGCTTCCGACGCCCGCGACGCTCGGCCACGATCCCAAACGCACCGGGGTCGATCCGCTCGACGAAGTCGCCGAGGTCGAGCGACAAGACGCCGAACTTCGCCGCGTAGCCGACGATGTACTCTCGCTCGGTGCCGTCGTCTTCGCTGCGGCTCTCGACCGCGAGCAACGGGACCGCCGATTCAACCTCGTCAATCGCGAGGGAACGTCGCTCGATGTTCATCGTGTGGCTCCTGTCGTTCTCGTCTGCTGAGTTCATCTGCTCCACCAGTTTCCGACTCCATGCCCAGCCAGGGTCCGAGCCCCAAAGCGCCCAAGCGATGCGAGAAGGGGATGGGAAACCGTCCTCGCCGGGGCTCCAGCCCGTCGTCCCGACGTTCGTCTGATGCCGGTCGAAGAACGCCTTCATCCGCCGAGCCGTCTCGGGGCTGATATTCACTCCGTTGCTCAGGTCTCTCGCTCGGGCAACGCCGACTGCCGTGCCTCCTCGGCCGTATTCGCTTCGCCACGCGAGACCCTTCGCAGCCTCTTCACGCACGCCAGCCGGGGGCGTGAAGTCGATGTGGTCGTACTTAGCCACGTCGTCGCCTCCGTGGCTTCGCCCGTGGCTCCTCCGCAGGTGGCGGCTCGGGTAGCGGCTCGATCTTGGTGAGCGTCGAAACCTTGTGGCCGACCTGCGTGTCGGTCGCCCGCCACCCGCCAGCGACCTCTTCGTACACTGTGATCAGCGCCGCCGGGTCGTCCTCGGTCGCGTCGATCGCGAAGTCAGTGCCGGGCACGTCGAGTCGCCCGTAGTCCATCACGTGGTCAATGCGTCCACGAGCTCGCCCGCCAGATGAGCCCCACGAGACGAAGTCGCCCTCGGCGACGCTGCCGGGCTCGGCACGCTCTTCGAGCGACCTCGCGGGGGCGTCTTCGACGACCGGCACCGGCTGCGGCTGCGCATCCGCTGCTGGCACCGGCTGACGCTCGACCACCCCTGCGAGGATCGCGTCGATCTGTGCGGGCGGGATGGATGGGAACGATGCCGCGATCATCGCCGCCGCACCCTCGCGGGTGACGAGACCGTCGGAGATCGACTGCACAATCGCGATCAGCCCGGTGATCTGGGCACCGTTGAGGCTGACCTCGGCGACCTGGGGCGTGGCGTCCTCGACGACCACCTCCTCGACGACCGGAGCGGGCTCGCCTTCGGCAGCGGCCACGCCGCCCTCGACCGCCTGGCCGTCGATGCCGCTGCCCTCTTGCTGCTGGGCGAGCACGTCATCAACCGACGGCGGTGCCCCGAGCGTGCCCATGTTCAGCGGGCGATACCGCTCGTCGCCGCCCTCGACCGGGTTGCGGTTCTCCAGTTCGAGGATGTCGTTCGTCGAGAGTGCCCCGATGTCCCACATCGCCCGGTAGTACGCCGAGCGACTCGCGGCGTCGCCACGCATGAGCCCACGCACGTCGAACTCGACGAAGTAGCGGTCGTCGTCGCTGATGAGGTCGCGCTGAAACGCCGACTCGAAGCGACGCAACCACGGGAGGATCGTGTGCTGCACGTAGTCGAGCCCGGCGTGTTCCACCGAGCCGGGACTCGTCTCGGCACCGAGCAGGTGGAGAGGCACGCGAAAGAGCCGGGCGATCTCAGCCAACTGCCACTTCCGAGCCTCGATGAACTGCGAATCGTGCATCGACGCTTGCGGGATCTCGATCGGCTTGAGCCCGCCGACGAGCACCGCCGTGCGGTTGCTGTTGTT